GATTCCCCTTTCGCCATCGCGGCGGCGAATGCGCCGTTGAAGGCATCGCCAGCACCGGTGGTATCCACACATACGGCTTTCAGCGCCGGGATATGAATAAATTGCTCACCGTCATAAATAAGCGCGCCTTTCGCTCCCATGGTGATGATGACGTGACCTACCCCTTTCGCTTTAATGGCCCTCGCGGCTTCCTTTGCGCTGGCAAGGTCCACGATATGAATGCCGGACAGCAATGAGGCCTCAGTCTCGTTTGGGGTCAGAAAGTCTACGTTCTTCAGGCAGCTAACCACATCAGATGACCAGGGGGCAGGGTTCAAAACCACCTTAATCCCGTTACGGCGGGCAATTTCAATGGCCCGAAAGGTAGCGGGTAGATTATTTTCCAGTTGGGTTAAAAAAATATCTGAGTTTTTCACTTCAGGGGTAATCGCTTCAACTTCATCGGCAGAAATGGACCGATTGGCCCCAGGGCTGATGGCAATCATATTTTCACCATCACTTTGACAAACATAAATAAGCGCGGTGCCGGTTTTCTGATCTTTATCCTGATAAAGCGTGAAGCTGTCGATAGCAGAAGATGAAAGATGTTCAAAGGCCATCTGACTAAACTGATCGTTACCCACCTTACCGACAAAATGGGTTTTAACATTGCATTTGCTTACGGCCAGCGCCTGATTGGCGCCTTTGCCGCCGGGTCCAATAATGGTATTTTCGGAGAAAATAGATTCTCCGCTTTGCGGGAAACGATCGACATTAGCAATAATATCAACGTTGAATGAACCCAGAATACAGACTTTACCTTTCATCTTTCGCCCTTTATGTCGGGATTTGATCGTTTTTCTTGACTGCGCAGAGTCAAAAAAATGAATGATATTGCTATCTAAATTATTGACTGATTGGGTATGAAAAATACGGCGTTTGATAATTGCCCCACCGTGGCATCGCTCAATGCCGCCTTCCTGCGCTAATAAGTTCAGGTCGCTGCGAATCGTTTCCCTGGTGACGTTAAATACTTTCGCAAGCTGATTCACCGTCGCCCGTTCGTACCTGTTTAGCCAGGTCAAAATTGCATAATGCCGTTCTTTATTGAGCATGAGGTCACCTCTGTAGTTATATTATTGTTTCCTTGTTGTTAATGTTTTGGTGTTGTTCACAGATCGTTCGATAAAACAAAAGGAAACGGAAATATATGAGGTGATAACTATTTAATATCAATTGGTTATGTTGATTGCGTGAAGGGGGGTTGGGCTTTGATATGCAGTGCGGGGATTTCAACGATGGCATGGGCCATGACGCAACGTTAGATCTTTCTCGGGCGCTTTAGCACGCAGAACATTGGTGTAGGTCTGGGGGGCTGTGGCTGATCCGGCATGAACTGGAATACCTGAACGTATAGCGATAATCGCCGGACTAAGTCGAATGGCTCGGAGAACGACAGACACAAAAAAGCCCGCAGGGCTTGCGCCGTGCGGGCTTTCAGGACTTCATCGGATGACTCTGGTAATCACCGATGGAGAATTTTGGTGGGCTGGCGGGAGTTGAACCCGTGTCCGAATAATTCCTAACCTGTTGAATATTAATGTTTTGTGTTTTTTAAAATGTCTCAAGTGCATTTTACGTGCATATCGTGGTCCCTATAACGTCCTTATTCCGTCCAACATTCTGAAATATTCACCACGCTACAGAGCTGCAGAAATGGCGGTTTTCCCGTCGTATTCAGCCAGGTATTTACCGTAATTGCGGAACAGCATTTCCGGCCCTTTATGCCCCATCTGCCCGGCAAGCCAGAAAAGGTTTACGCCCTGGCTAATGTGTCTGGTGGCGAATGTGTGGCGGGTCTGGTACGGGTTACGGTATCGAACGCCAGCTTTTTTGAGGGTTGGCACCCATGCTTTTTTTCGTATCGCGTCGGCGTTCGCCCAGGGCTCACCCGTTTTGGGATCGCTGAAAATAAACTCGCTTTTCATGAAAGTGAATTGTTTCTGCGCCTGCAGCGCGGCCAGCGCCTCGCTGTTTAATTCTACTTTACGGGTACCGGCTTTTGTTTTGGTACCTTTCAGAACGCCAACAACACTTGCCGCCTGAACGTGAGCTGTTTTAGCGATATTGTCGAGATCAGGCCAGCGCAACGCACACAGCTCAGAGCTGCGTAAACCCGTATTGAATGCGAAACGGAACAGGTTTTCCCACTCTTGGTATCTGCAGCTCTGGTAAATAGCGCTGATTTCCGCTGGTGTGAACGGATCAACTTCGTAATCGTCACTATTCGGGCTGCTGTCGATCACGTGGTACCGACTCGCGCTGACAAGGGTTACCGGGTTGATTGTCAGCAGGCCGTCAGTCACCGCTTCATCTATGGCGCTGCGCAGAAACGAGAGGTTATTCCTGATCGTTTTCAGCTTTGTCTTTCTGCTGGCGATCCAGTTTTTGAGGACCGCAGGGGTCAGTTCCGACACATGCATTTTGTGCAGCGCAGATAGCGCAGACAGGCACTTTTCATAACCGCCAATAGTGGAGGGCGAAAGGTTGCGGTTCTGGCAGATTTTCAGATACTCGTCCAGGTAGGACTTAATATTTTTGGTTTTTTTCACTACCCCGAACAGCTCCAGTTTTTTGGAGGTGGGGAAGTATTTCGCATAATCGAATGTGCCGCCGGCGATCTGGTTCTGTATCTCCCCCAGCAGGCGCTCGGCATACTTCACGCCGCGCGCGTTTGCTTCCATTCTGGAAAGGGGCTCCCGGCAGAGAACCCCCTTATAGGTGAATGTGATCACCAGGGTATCGCCAGTTTTATGCTGGCGAATGGTTACTCCTCTTGGGAGAGATAATGATCCTTGTTCTTTCTTGCCCACTTTGAAACCTCCGTTAAGTCTATCCAGCGTTCTTTAACGCCATCGACTTTTAATACATGGACACCCTCTTTCCATAACCCCCTTTGTATCCGTTTGTTAACGGCTTCAACCGTTTCTCCGGCGTCCCGGCAGTAGGTTGAAAGTGGTACGCAATCAAGACTCATGACCGACCTCCCGCCCAAATGCCAGGGCATTTTCCAGTTCATTTGCCGCATAGATAAGTGCGTTGTGGTGCGCTCTAAAACCGCCATCAAGTTCTCTGGCCGCTCTCTTGCGCAGAATGTCGATCGCAGCCTGATAGTCATTCTGGTAATCGGCGGAAAAGTCCGCCGAACTGTCCGGCATTACACCCAGCACCATCAACATATTTTCCGGGTCGATAGGGATGGTGGTAAGCCCCAACTGCTTGGCCTCCGTTGCTAGACGGGTCCAACGCTTAATAATTTCTAAAACTGGCTTATTCATGGAGCGCCTCGCTACCTCACCAAAAATTTATATTCAATCAGCGCGCCGATAACGGTGGCCGCCAGCAGCATGGAAACAATGATGCTGAAAATGAAGGGCTTCATCATTTCACCCCTGCTGGTTTGATGGCCTGCAGTGCATCAACCTCTTTAACGAATCGGTCGTGCATGGCGTCCCACTTCTCCAGCCACTTCTGCATTTCGCGCTTACGCGCCAGGATGCGACGCAAACGGCGAACACAACGCTGGTGTGCCATGAAATACTCGGTGGTTACGCCGCCACGCTGCCAACAATTCAGCTCTGGATTGAGTGGGTGGACTGCCTGCACATCCGGGTGTCGCTGCTCGAAGCCGGAGCGATAAAACGCTTCTGAAGTCATAAAGAACGCCAGATAGCGGATCGCAGTATCTCGCGTGAAGCATTTTTTGATACGACCGTGACGTACTGCTACGAACAGTGGGCCAACTGGCGTATCGTGTTTCTGTAATGCCAGGTCAATCATGCTTACGGTGCGTTTATCGTTCATTTCCGGTCTCTCCCGTGAATCGTGTTCTGTTTTTTCCGTGGTTATCATGAAATCCATATTTAATTTCTGCGTTTCGTCTTGCCTCGACTGCTTTATTGAAATCCGTGAAAGATCCCAGATATATTTGCTTCGCGTTTATAACAATATTTGCCCACCATTTTTTCTTGTGATGTGACCAGCTCACCCCTGTATGGCCGGATGTGTTGGTTTTAGATAAGCGCGCATTCTTACTATTGTCTTGGTTTGTACATGAACGCAGGTTTTCTATTCTGTTATTAGTGGTGTTCCCATCAATGTGATCGACTACTTCGGGCTCAACACCATTAACCATTTTAAATATCAGGCGATGGGCATAGTAAATGACACCATCTAACCGCACGATACGATATGCTCCTGTTTTTGTTTTAATAAACGCGCCAGCAGGTTTACCTGCAAATCTTGTATTTAATTGTTTTTGTATACTTGATGATGAAAAGTGTTTTAAGGGACGATATTTCCAAAACAACTCTCCAGTTTTTTGTTCGTAATAAAAGCACTCGTTGAGATAATCTGATTCATGAATTCGTATCGCTGTAAGTGCCATCAGATCCCCCCATTTCATGACCCTCCGTTTTCGGAGCCTCCACTTTTTGTTTTTTGACGAACTCAACCAGCTCAGAAATGAGCTCGTCGATTAACTCCTTCCCGCTATCCGTAAGGAATTCACCGCTGCCATTAACATCAACAGCGCTGCTGTAAATTCCCTTGATAGCTTTTACGCCTTCGACATTCCCGTACTCACTGATCGCAAGCCTTTCGAATTTTCTCAATAATCCATCAAGAAGAATCTCTGTTAACTCGACCGTGTTAATGCCGCCTTTATTGAGCTTAATAACAAGGCAGTTACTGCCTGTTTTACGCTGGTGGCGTAATAACGCTGCTTTTAAAATTCGGCGGCGATATGTCTCGATTAATTTATCCATTGCGGCGAGCCTCCTCCTCTAAGCTCATAACAATTTCCTCTTCTTTCTCGGTCCAATCATGAATTTCGCCAGCAATGTCATAAACAAGAGAGCAAATAGTTTTAAGTTGGAAATGGTCCAGTTTGTCGTGATATTCAAATAATGTTTGCGATAAACCAGCCAGTTGCTCGGCTTTGATGTTCACAACCTGAATGTCTTGCCTTTTTAATAAGCTCATAATTACCGACCATATGCTTTTTTAAGATAAAGACGAGCGATTACCTCGTAACCGCAGGCCGCATAAAGGCATGCTGTTCTATATGCCGATTTATCAATGATGAAAGTCATACGAAGCGCCTCACAGCCAAAGAAGCCACCACCCGACCGTGAATTTTGATTTCTTTCTGTTCATCGGTATTAAGGGTGAAAGTTTCGTAATGATGGTTATCAGAAATGATTTTTAATGAGCCATCAGCTAATGGCTCGATTCTCTTAATGAAAAGGCATGGGCGACCAAAAGCATCCATTGTGTAAACATAAATGCCAGAGGTAAGCGCACGTCCACCGCAATCAACGAAAGCCACAACCTCACATGGTTCGATGGTCGGATGCATTGAATCACCTTCCATCCGGCAGCTTTGAACGCGGTTACCAAAGTCGTTAATATTGTCTGA